TCAAAATTAAATCTTTCACCAATCATAACTTATATATTAAAAACTTATACTTTGACCCAATCTATAAATCCTCATGAAAAATTTACTTCTAACCGAAAGATGGCGGCCTAAAACTCTTGAAGAAACTATTCTTTTACCAAGAATTCGTAAACTTTTTGATAATGGCCTATCACAAAATGTGATATTTTATGGAGGTTTTGGTACCGGAAAAACCACTCTGGCTAGAATTTTAATTGGAAAATATTCAAAAGATAAACCATTTTTAGAATTAAATAGTTCATTCTATACATCAATTGATATATTGAGGAACAAAGTTGATGAATTCTGCTCAAAGGTTTACATGGGATTAGATTTAGATAGTGATTTATCCCAAGATAGTGTTAAATATGTTTTTCTTGATGAATTTGAGAGAACATCTTTACAATATCAAGATGCATTAAAAGCTTACATAGAAGAATATTCGAAGAAAAATGTTAGATTTATTTTAACAACTAACCACATAAACAAGGTCAGTCCAGGCATTAGGTCAAGATTGGTAGAAGTAAATTTTGATTGTCAAAATCATGAAGAGGAAAGATATCTAAAAACCGAAATTTATAAAAAGGTATTCAATCAAATATGTCCTAAAGAAAACTTTACTATTCCAAAGGACGTTTTGATAAAAATTATCAATAAAAAATTTCCCGATGTTAGATCCACACTCATAGAAGTGGATCAATTTAGATTAACTGGCGAAACAACTCAAACGAATTCTACAAATCATAAAGTAAAACAAGAACTTTACAATATAGTTTATAATAAAAATTCCAATTTTGAAGATATTTATACTTTTTTAATGGAAAATTTTGGACCAGAGAAAATTGATGAATTGTTTGAACTATTTGGAAAACCATTCATAGATCATTCTTTTACCGAAAGAAGGGAAAATATACAAAAGTTATTTCAAGTTGCATATATTGTATGTGAACATCAAAAACTTTTAGATTCCAATACAGACCCAATAATACTCGGTATGACAGTAATTGGTAAAATCAGAGACCTGTTCTAAGTAATTTAATATATAATCTATGGCAGCATATGATTATACCGATTTTTATATCATTGATTCAAGTTACAATAAATTCAATGACACTGAACTTATTGAAGATGATATAATCAAAATAATAATCCAAAAATATCAAGTTATAGTTTATACTACTAAAGGTGATGTTATGGGTGATACTAACTTAGGTTCAAACTTGTTGGAACTTTTGTATGAGACCAGACTTGCCGCTAAAGATGTTAAAGATTTAATAGAAGAGCAAATTTACAGTTATATTCCTGAGATTACACAAACACCATTTACTTTGACAGTTACTTTTCAACAAGACCCGGAAAATTATCAAGATATTATGTTTATTGAGTTTACAATTGATGAATTTAAGATTGTAAATCAAATTGGTAATTTCCTCTAAATATATAGAGTAGTATGAAATATATTACTTTTTTTGAAAACTTCAAAAGCCAATCTAAACAAATATTAATAATAGTAGATGTTCAAAAATCATTTAAGAAATTCTTTAATGATAAGTATGTAAACGCGTTGAAAGAATACTCAAATGAATTCGATCGAGTTTATCAAATATTTGACAACCACCATGAAGGTAAGTCAGTTGATAAAGAATATTTATATGATGAGGATCAAAATGTAGATAATACAGATGATTTGTATGATTTCCCAAATCAAAAAGAAATAATAGAAAAACGTTATAACTATGACGTGGATGCTGATTTTTATAAAAATATTTTAGACGAAGAGGTTTATGATAGAATAAAACAAAATGAAAAAAATCTAAAAAAAGGTCAAATATTCCCAACCAAAGAAGGTACCATTATAATTTATATTGGTAACAATCATAAATGGTTTCACGTTCCAAAGAAACTGTATGATTTATTCAAAGATTTAAAGAAAGCTCAAATAGACGATACAACAATAACAATCGTAGGTGGAGCAAATGGAGAATGTTTAGAGGACATAATTACAACCGCTCTCTCACTTGGTTTGAAAATAAACAAGAATTCAAATTATATTTACTCTGCCGAAAATTGTCCCATAAAATAAAAAAAACCCATCATTTGATGGGTTTTTAATTTATATTCGTATCTATTAAGGTAATTCTTCTTCAGTTCCTTCTTCTTCTTCCTCCTCTTCCTCTTCAGGAATTTGTGCTTGAGCTTGTCCCTGACCTGGTTGACCTTGTGCTTGTGGTTGAGCTTGTCCTTGACCTGGTTGACCTTGTGCTTGTGGTTGAGCTTGTCCTTGACCTGGTTGACCCTGTGCTTGTGGTTGAGCTTGTCCTTGAGGAGCAACCTCTTCAAAACCCTGAGGTTCTGTTTGTACTTGTGCTGCTTGTCCTTGAGCCTGAGCTTGTCCTTGAGATTGACCTTGTATTTGTGATCCACCCACCAATAAAGTAGCTGGAATAGTATCAACATTCATACCTGTCTCAACTACGTGTTTTACCAACTCTTCAACGATATCCATATCACTATAAAAGTCTCTTAAATTTTTCTGTGTATTATCACCAACTTTTTTAATGTAAGAATTTACCATAGATTTTTTAACATCTACAATAACCCTAACTTTATAATTATCATCAACTTGTAAAACAGATTCGTTTACTACTTTGGTTTCATTTTTCTTATTTTTGTAAGATTGAAATTTTCTAATATGATTCATTATTTTCTAATAATTTTTTATCTATGATTATATATTCAATTTAAAAATTGATTTTTTTTAATTTACCAGAACAGCTCCCAACAAAAATAGCGACAAAGCACCAAATCCAACAGTTCCACCAAGTAACCATTTTCTTTGTTTTTTTAACTCATCGATTATTAACAAATCGTTTTTTATTTTACCATCTTTAATTGAACCCTGTTCATCACATTTTTTCAAATCACTCTCTAAGTTTGTAACTTTATTCTCAATTGTTAATAAGGTTAAATCTTTTTCTTTTATAGATTTTTCATATTGCTCAATTAAAGATTTATCAACAAGTTGTTTTTGTTCATATTGGTTAACAATTACAAAATATTTTTTTACTAACGAATCACAGCCATGCCTCAAACCTTTCATCAAATCTAACATAACAGATTTGTTATAAATTTTTTGAGCCTGTTCAATTGTATAAATCACACCGATTGTATCACCAGATTGAATATAATATTTTGGAAACTTCTCCTGACCAAATAAATTGTTTATTTGGAAAATAAAGAAACAACATATAAAAAAATTCTTCATAGATTAATTTAATTTTTCGGCGGTTTTATCTGCTAACTGATTCTTAGGTAGAATTATTGGATTTCTCTCCAATTCCTCAATTTTCCTTTCTCTTTCTTTTAAAAATTCTTCCCAAGTTTTCAAATCATCTTTCAATCCTATAATTTGAATTTCCTTTTTTATTGAAATAGATTGTAAATATTTTATAGAATCCTTTCTTGACTCAGTAATTTTTTTCAAACTTTCTATCTTAGTATCTAAATTTTTTCTCTCAAGAGCAAGTGAGTCTCTTTGCGATTGAATTTTTGTAATTTGTTCGGTCTTGTTTTTGTTATCCTTTTCCAAATCACCTATCTTATTACTATTATTAAATGGGTTAAAATAAAGCCAAACACAAAATAAAATCAAAGCTATTATTATAACATTTCTTACATCAACATTATATGTTTTTGATTCCATTTTTTTATTTAAATTTTTTTTAATATCTTTGTATATATAATAAGAAACTTTCAATACCTTAAAAATATATAGATTCTATGCCAACAGTTACTAAATCAAAAACAAGTGCTCAAGTAGAAGAAATTCTCTCTAAACCACTTATTCTAATTCTACACAATGATGACTACAACACCTTTGAATGGGTTATTGAATGTCTTATAAAAATTTGTAAACATGAAACAAACCAAGCCTCACAATGTGCTCACATCGTACATTTCACTGGTAAATGTGACGTGAAAAGAGGAGACCATGAAACAATTATGATGATGTATAATAAATTGAAGGGTTGTGGACTTTCAGTTACAATCGAAACGGCCTAATTCCATTCTCTAAATTTTTCGTGTTAATTTCTTGGTAAGACTGATACATTCTTCGTTGACGACGAACATTTAATAATGCCCTATAATCAGTAACTTCCGTATAATCCACATTTCGTAAAAAAGAATTATATTCACTCAATCTATAAGCATCCAAAAGTTGTGGTGCGTAATCCTCAACCATTTCCTTCCAAGAGTGTTTTCCAAAAATACTACTAGCATTAACCAAAGTCATAACACAATCATCATTCCCAACATCAGCAGCATATCGAATGTTTCCTGATGGGGTTATGTGTTTCACAAAAGTTGTTATTTCTTTTATGGTATCTTCATTATTTAGAATGAAGTTTCTTTTATCCATACTTTCCTGATAATCTTTTACTAAGATATTTTTGTTTTCACCCACTTTCAAACCTATTTTCTCATCTACGGCATCAGCCCTATGTTTATATCTAAAGAAAATACTTGAACCATAATTATTATTACCCTCAAATATATTTGGTAAGTGTGCTAAAAACTCATTTCCATAATTATTTAATTCTAAAACTACCTTGAAATTCTCGTAGTCAAAATACTCAAACGCTAAACAGTAAAATAACTCAGCTAATTGTTTTACTGATACTATATTCGATCTAAATATTCCTATTTGTTCCAAACAAAAGAAATCTGATATGTTGTTGAAACCAAATTTATTCTGTTCAACAAATTCTGGTTTTTTTGGAGATATTTTAAAAATATTGATTATTGAATAATCTTGTCCCAATCCCTCTGAAATATCCACCGACATGATTCCTCTTATAGATTTTCTCATAATTGGACTGAATATATTATCATCATCAATCCATTTTAAACCCTCATATGAAAATCTTAACCTATTATCCAATTCTTCAATTTTTTCATGGACGTAATTTTTCTTATTATTGAGTAAATATTCTATTACATTCTCATCTAATAATGACCTTGTAGCATTGATAAATCTCAATCCATATTCTTGATTGAAAGCATCTTCACCACCAATATCCTTTATAGCTTCTTCTTTCCAAGTAGTCATTTCACATAGTTGCTGTATAGGAATTTCTAAACCCTCTTTGGTTTTATAGACAAATTGTTTTACCATTTTATCTGAACAATTTTCATTATTGTAAACGAAAATAACATCCTTCATGAGATCTGTATTAAATCTCATTTCAACTTTTGTTATACTCGTAAACTCATTTTCCACTTGAGAGAGTAATTCCTCTTTAGTTACTCCCTGTTCATACATTTTATGAGCATTCAATCTCATATGAGTTACAAATCTACCAGGCACTTGATACCAATAAACACGTTTTGCCCTATAGTTATTTTTCAATGGATCCCCATCAGGTCTTTCAGCATCTATTAATAGTTTATAAAATAGATTCATACCGTTTGGTGTAGATGTGATAACAATTTTAGAATTTTCAACTGCTGATACTACTGGATAAACCGCCGTATAATAAGGTTCAATAATATTGGATGGTATATGGGCAAACTCATCCAAATAAAGAAAGTCAATAGTAAAACCAATTGCTGGGGTTTTACTTCTAGCTGATGACTTAATTCTACAACCATTTTCAAATATTATAGTTCTTTGATTCCAGTTTTTTAAACCAACTTTTAAGAAAAAGGGTAGATTTGTATAAATCGATTTTATCTTATCAATAATTTCAATAGTTGTACTAGCTATATTTGCTACAATCATAATATTTTTATCATTATTGAATGTAACATAGTGAAGCATTGCAATAGCCGCATTGATTGTTTTACCAATCTGTCGACTACCCATTAACATACTGAATCTATTATTTGTATATAAATCCAAAATATCCTTTTGATAATCCCTCAATCTAATATTTTGAATTGAACCATCTTCGGTTTTAATCTTACAGTATTTTTCTGCAAAATAGTGTATGTCAAGTTTACATTTGATATACTCTTGGATTTCATCCTCGGTCATCCTAAATGTGATGCCTGACTTACGGAGTCCAACTTCACTAGAAAAATAAGGATTTTGAAACCTCTTGATTACTACACCATCATTTATTTTATTGGTGATTTCATCTACAACTTTACTAGTGAAAATAAACTTCCTCTCTTCATCTTGTTTTACTTGTGCCATACGAGGAATCTAAAATTTAGGATATATATACCAAAATTCTTTAACCCAATGTCGAAAAAAGAAGAAAAAATCCAGAATTTACAAGATGAGTTCTCAAGAATACAAGAAGAGAACAAGGATTTGGACGTTTCTAAATATCTCGCAAAGAGAGACGATCATCTACCAGATTTGGGAACAATTCAAATTTATGACTATGATTCAGACATCGAAGAAGCCCAACATCAAGCAAGTGAAGTCTTGGAATCAATGGTTGATTTGTATCTTGGGGATTATCCAGAACTTATAAAACACAAGTATGTTGATCAAAAAATGAGAGAAGATGCAAAGGTTTATGCTGATACACTCTTCCTTCAAAGAATGACTAAACGTAATTTCCTAACCCAACTTAAACAAGTTGATAATGGGGATAATTCTGCCAGAATGCATGAAGTAGTAAATCAATCAGTATCTCAAATAAGGGATAATATAAAGTTTTCACAAACCCAAAGAACAGAATTTGAGAAATTTTGGAAAGATATGAGAAAGGACCTTGGTTTAAATGAATTATCTGAGTCTATGGAGCAGAAGAATCAACCAATTGTTGATGAGACTGAAACAGGAAAGATCGTAGATTCAAGAAGTTTAAATGAAATGATTGATAAGGTCATTAAAGGAAAAGGTTAGAACTTTTGAAGGATTCAAATTTCTTGATTAAATAACTTGGTGTAAGTTCTATTTTCTGTGTTTTCATCGGATTAAATTCATTGTCTTGAATTTTATGAAAATATAAAACTGTATCCAATTCCTTTAAATCATCTTTAATAACATCTCTCAAACCTTTTTCTGTGTTAGAAACCATGAAGTTCAAGAGATTTTTGACAGTCGTGGTCAAATTTAATAATTTTGTTGATTTATCATAGAAATTTATAATATCATACTTTGTAATTTCCTCATCAATGAATTTATCTCCTTCACTTTTAAATCCTATAGCGTGTTGTAATGTTAATCTTATTTTCTTAAATTCTACCTCATCTGAGTTTTGGTTCATGAAATTGGTATTTAAATAATAAAAATTATTTACTTTTATGCCATTGTACGTTAACTCTTCCTCAATTTTTTTAATTATTTTTTCATAATTAAATTTGGATTGTTTTGAACAAATAATATAAATATCATCCATTTTATTTTTCAAATCGATTATAGGACTTAATTTCAAATTATATTCAGCATCATCAATTATATCTTTATTCAAAAACTCTTGTAAAGAAATTACCAAATTTGAAAAATTTATATTTCTCTTAGCTGATAGAATCTTCAAACGGTTCCAAAGTTCATCTGGTAGATAATAAGTTGAACCATTAAAATCTATTTTATTCCCCTTTTTAAAGTAAATACCATTTTGTATCATTTTAAACTCTGATACAGGCATCTTATAAATAGGAAGATTTGGTTGACTCTTATCAACAATCCAAGCTTGTTGATTAATATCAATTAAACAATTTAAATCAAAAAAATGTGCAATATTTGACATATTGAATTATATATTAAATTTGAACCCCAATTAATCAAATCAAATTTCTACTCAAACAAAATTCGTAGAAAACAGGCAAATTTAAAAATTTCATAAAACCACTTTTTATATCATTTAATGTTTTTGACTTTTTTATAATTATCAAAACGGTGACACCAAACTCCTCTTGGAATATTAAATCACATTCATTCCAAGGTCTTTTGTAAAAAGTGCGTTTATTCCATTCATCATCACCACCAGATAACCAATATAAACAATTTCTTGGGTCGGTGTGATCTATATCTAAATTTTTTGTTATATTTCTGCTCCACACACTTGAATCGGTAACCCCACATCTCATCATTAACGCAACAGCTTCACAAATATCAGTGGTACATATATCATTTACTTCAAAAAATAAGCAATTGTCAGCACCTTCACTTATTTTAACGGAATTATTCTTCAATAAGAAGTTAATTTCGTTTGTTTTGGTGAATCTTTTTTTTCCCATAACAAAAAATTATTTTTTATAACTTTTACTTTTTCAAACCGCCAATAAATTTGCCTTTAAAATTACCACCTTCAAAAATACCACTCTCAAAAGTGCCGTAAAAGTTTCCTGCTTTAAAAATACCATAATGCCATCTACCCGAATAAAAATCACCTCCCTTCCAAATCAAGGTTTTATTCTTAATTTCTATATCAGCATTTTCTATCTCGGAGTAAAGTAACCAATCAAAATCCTGTTGTTCGAGAACATCATCTATCCTTTGTTGGTTTGTGATTTTTTTATCACCCATGGTCAATTCTTTAAATCTCATAATTTAAAATCATAAGTATATATTCCAATTAATTTACTATTATAATTAATATCTCAAATATTTAATGAAAAATCAAGCTCTTCATTTTTAGAAAAATAATATATAAAAAAAAATTAAAATATTTCATGAAATTCCTAAAATATAGAAACGATTTCGTAAATGAAAATTCAAACTTATCCAAAGAAATCGAATCATCAGCATTAGTTAGAGAATATCTCGAAAATGACATAAGATTCGGCGATAGTTATTTTGGTAGATTGGTAAATTCATCTATACAAATGATAAGAACAACATTCAAAACTATTAGAATACCATTTCTATTAAAGAGTCTTGAAAACCAAATGCAAATTATGGTTGATAGAGCTAAGTTCGAACAAATCACTAAAGAATATCCTACATTATTTTTAAAAGCTAAACTTGAGGAAATCAAAACTTGTTGTACAAGCACACTAAAGGATGAGGAAAAATTAGAAATTTTAATTGGTTGGGATGGTACATTTGATCCATACAATCCATCTAAACCAACAGATGATATCAGTGGATATTATAAAAATAGAAGAATTGTTGTTCCTTGTTTGGTACAAGACAACTATAATGAAATATCTAAACCTGAAACCAGAGAAAGGTTGGAGAAAGCTTTTAATAGACAAATCATCAAAACTTATATAGACACAATTTCTAATTTTGCGGATGATTTGAGGAAATATGCCTATGAATTATCTCATCCAGGAGCACCTACCACACCATCCACCACTGGTCCAAAACCATTTAATACGAATCTTTTAGATGTTCTTAAAAATATAGTTCAGTTGAATTTAACAGAGAAGTTCAATAAGTTTAAATTTTTATCCTATGATAATTTTTTAAATGAAGATAATTTAAATAAAGACACACACAATCTAGAACAATTGCAAAAATTGGCCAATGTTTTGATTCCTAAAATTGAAAAAGAAACAGAAGAACAAATTAAAAACTCACAAGATTTCAAACAATTTTTACAAATCTTAGGGAATTTAGGTACGGAAGAATTGGACATACTCAAGAATAATGACTTGGTTAATGGTTTGCAAAGTTTGACAAAACAGAAAATTGCGGTTGGTGAAACAACTAAAGAACCAAAAAACGAACCCTACATGGATCCTAAACAAGTAGAACAAACACCCAAAGAAGATAAATCTATACAAACATCAACTGTAAAAGCTCAACCAGAACCAGAATCTAAACAAACACCCAAACCAATCCAAACCGAAAAAGAAGATATTGATATGGAAGAAGAGGCTGAAGATCCAAAAGAAGGAGAAACAACCGAGGTTAAGGGGGTAGGTGAGAATTTTAAATATGCAAGTTATATTCGTTTGGTTTTGGAAGAAATTGGAACTCCAGCAAGACCAAGATATACAATCGGATCCTCTGGTGCCATAACTCCATCAACTACAACAACTGGTGGGTCAACAACAACTGGTGGGTCAACAACATCTTCTTCTAGTACTACTACCGCAACCACACCAAAAAATGTGCAGACTATCTGGGAAAAGTTCTTTGATGAAGTAGATAAAGTTTTACCAGCCAAAATGACACAAGATGATATAGATAAATTAAAGAACTATACCACCGAGGATATTGATTTGGCTTATTCAATTACAAATAGTCCAGATCCACTCGTTAAAATTATTAAAATTTTTGAAACAGCAAACTCAATATTTACAACTCCAACCATCCCATCAGGAAGGGAAAATGGAGAAGTTTGGCCAATCACCTTTCGTAGATTCACCTATGTGGGTAGTGCAAGTCCAGGTACCGCAAAAACACCAGGATATGGTCCTTGGGTACATAAACCATTATTCAAACAATGGAAATCTGGTGTTTTAAGTATAATGTTAAAACCAGAATATAAGGAAATTTTCAAAAATATAAAACCTTTAGTAGAACAGTATAATAAAAATACTGAAAAATTTGAAAAAATTAATGAGCAAGATACCGATAAGACAAAAAGTTCAGAAAATATAACAGGATTTTTCTTAGATATTTTAAAAGTCAAAAATCAAGGAGATTTTGATAATTTTGTATCAAGTGCTATAGAGAAATTTTTTGGAATAAAGATTGATCCAAATAAATTAAGAGGTTCGAGATCTACAGATTCTCAACAAATTCCAACAGATGAGAAAGATATTGACTCTAACACATTTGTATGGGAACCATTCAAACAAAATAAATTTGACAGGAATAATGAGAATCAGTATTTCGCTTTACCAATTGTGGATTTAAGAGCTGATGTTTCAAAGAGGAATCATCAAGTAATCTTCTTAAGAGTTTTAAAAGTGAATGGTGATAAAGTAGAAGTTAAGTTTACTTATGATAATCAAGGTGAGGTAGATGTTATAATGGAAAATCTTGGATTAAAGGATGCTAAGAAAGTAAGTTGGTCTTGTGATAGTAAATCATACAAATCCACAAGATATGTTTACTACGGTGTAATGAAAAACGACTTAAGTAGTGGTATTCAAATGTGTTACACAAACGTATCAGGAAGTATTGGAGCCAGTTATGCAGCTGAAAATATCTACGGCGAACCCCCATCAAAAGGAGGTGTGATCTTCAGGTTTAGTAATAGTAAAATAAAACTTGATTCTGGTCAAAATACAAATTTATATCTAGCAAAACTGATTTATTTTGATGATAATAAAAAGAAACAAGAAGTGAAGAAAGACTCAAATATATCATTAAACAGAGAACAAAGTGTCGATAAACTCAAATCATTGCCTGTTAGGGGTTCGAGTGATAAACTATATGATGAATTGATAAAAAAGGGGAAAGAAAGATACAACTGGTAAATTAAATAAAACCCGATCACATCGGGTTTTATTATTTTTAGTTAATTCTAAATGGGATATATACATTATGAGATATTTGAGTCTTTATGAAAAATTCATCACAGAACAAACTATAGTTCCAGATAAGGCAGATCCAGAAATGACTGTTTCCAAAAAGAACACAGCAAACCAATATACTGATTGGCTGAATGAATTTAATCAACAAAAAAATCAAATAGCTGCCATCTTTGCTGATAAATCACTCGATGATAAAAAAAGGAAAGAAAGATTAAAGCCCTTTTTACAGGATGAGAATCCAAAAGAAATGGTTTTCAAAAACGACTTATTGAAGATTTGGTCCGATGTTTGCAATCTAAACAGGAAAATAACAGATCTGGATACAAACATTGAAAAGAAGAAGGTGGAAATGGATACTGAACAAAAGAATGCACCAGCGCAAGACGCTGATGGTGCTAAAAGGGTTCAGCAAAATGTTGATCTTATCAAACAAATGATTTCGAATTTTGAACTGGATAGACAAGGTTTAGAACAAGAAATTTTGAAAAAGGAAAAGGAAAAAGATTTAAAAATCAAACAATATCAAACAGAATTTAAGAAGTTGAAACAAGAAATAAATTTGAATAAATAATCCAAATTGGGAAAAATATAATTTTTTCTTTTAATATATACTTTTAAATATAAAAAATATCGAACTAATATGGCAATTCAAATCGGTAAATACAAAAGACCAGGTATCTTTGTAGAAGAATTCGATGCATCGGTAATCACCTCACCTGCGGTGACTGGTGGTTTAGTATCTTTAGTTTTGGGATTTTCCAGAAAAGGACCTGTAAATACACCAGTATTATTACAGAATACTACAGATTTAGAAACAATCTTTGGTAGTCTTGATAGAAATCTTGAAAGAAAAGGATCCTTTTTTCATAGGACAATCTCTAAATTATTAGAATCAAATCCTGTATACGCAATCAATTTGATGTTAACATCTGATACATTGGATCAAATTGAATATAAATCAATCTCAACAAGATCTGATGCTTCAAATGATACTACAAGACTTGGACCATATAGAAGATTTTTCAACACTACTGGTTTCTGGAAGCGCGATACTGAAACATTCAATAACTTAGTTAAAGATGATATTGGAGCTGCGTCTCGTTTATTATCATTTACCAATTTATCTGATAGATTCATCACAGTATTCTCATTCAAAGCATCAAATACTTTTGGGTATGATAGGTCTCTTTTGGAAGCATATGGTACGGCTGAAAAAGTACCTCTTTATCTTAATCCTATGGATTATGCATCCGATTACTTAGTCGATCTTTTAGTTGTGACTGGAGATTGGACTAATTATGCTGAACTAGCTGTCGATACAAAATGGTCTCAGTATTTCACACCTGATGGTTTGAGAAAAGATAAAGTTCGTGAATTTGCTAGTGATAGAAACATCACTTTATTAAATTTTTATGAAGGTATTTCATTGATTCCTTATTTCAAGGATAACAATGGTAGAAATATCTTTATTGAAAATATTGTAAATAACGATACTGATTTCACAGGGCTTTTCTGTACTTTTGATGTTGATAAGTTAGAAGGTGATTTTCCTAATGGGATGGTAGATCTTACTGGTAACAATCTTGTTGTTAATAATTCATTAGTTGATACTGAACAAGA